CTAACGCGCGACGGCGTGCACATACGCCTGGCACGCACGCAAGGCAATCACGGCGTTATCGCCGTCATCGGTGATGGCGATAATTCGTTGAGCATGCGCCGGGTCAAGTCGGGCTCGCGGGGCTGCATGAACCACGCCGCCGGCGGGGGCGGGGGCTGGCACCGAGCTGCCATTGGCGGGTTCGGTGGCGTCGAGAAGGACTGACAACCGCACATCAGCAGTGGCCAGGCGATCACGCAAAACCGCTTGATGACGTTGGGCATCGCTTAACTCCTGAGCATGCTGTCGGTCGCTGGCATTGAGCTGTTGCTCAAGAGCCAGGCGCCTGTCTTGTTCGGCCTGCTGCTGATGCAACGCCTGCCGGGTTTGTTGATCGAGCGCCTGCGCGTGCACGGCCGACAACCGCTCAAGCTGTGCGTCATATCGCCAGGCCTGAACGTGCCAGGTCAATCCCGCCGCCATAACCAGCAGCAGGAAATAACCGAGCAAGCGGTAGGACGCTAGGAAGCGCATAACACCGCCTTCGCCCTCGCCCATAGCTGCATACGATGATCCAGGCCATTGAGGCCGCCATTGATACGTCGAGTAATGGTGGTGAACTGGTCCTTGTCGGCCAACTCGTTCAGGCCGTTGCTCTGCCAGAACCAGGCGGCGGATTCACATGCCCATTGGGGTTGTTCCAGCAGTTGAGGCTGGGCCAATAACCGTTCGTCACCGAACAGCGCCCGACTGCACGCCAGGTAATTGCGACGCCCAGTGATCTGTATCAGCCCCCTGCCTCGGTACTGCTGGCCGTCGCCATCCGCTTCAGGGGTATTGCCCAGTCTGGCGGCAAGGGGTCCGATGTCATATTTGCTCAGGTAGCGATCACTGCCCAGTTCGCGCAGGTACTGCAGTTCGCCGGATTCGTGACCGATCTGGGCGAGGAACGCAGCGATGCGCTGGGGGCTGGTAATCGAGTGCCGGGCCATCGCCGCATTTATGGCAGGCAAAAAAAGACCCGCTGTGAGGCGGGCCGTTGGCATGACGTGGACAAGCTGGGGAAGCGTAATCAGCATGGTTTCTACTCTGCAAAAAGGTCTAGATCGACAACCCACCCGCCACAATCGAACTGCGATACCCCGTCACCGGGTCGCCCACATGGGTAACCTGGATAATCGACCAGCGCCCTTGCATATACGAGGGCCAGCTTTCATCCAGGCGCAGCAACCCTTCGGCGGCGAGCAGCGGGTTGCCAGGGCACTCGATCTGCAGTTTCAAATCTTCCCGGCCCACGCGTCGCAGTTCGGCTTCGGCCACGGCACGGGCTTCGGCTTCGTTCTGGAAGCGTTGGCGCAGGTTTTTGAACGGCGCGATGCCCACCTCCACGACATGCTGCTTAGCCCCCACGGCATCCCACCAAGTCACGCGGCAGCCCATATATTTGGAGCGCGACTGCTCGTCGAGCTTGGCGGTGATGAATGCCCGGTCGCCGGGGCGGTTGTCTTGGGTCACGGATAGCGTCACCTCCGGCAGCAGCTGGCCCGAGAGCGAATGGACCTTGCCGGCTTCCGCCAGCACGTACAGTTCGTTGATCGGTTTGGTGACGGCGCTGTAGCGACTGGCCAGGCGCGTGATAAATGCCATGTCGCTTTCGTTGGATTGATCGATATGGGGGATCGGAATGCTTTCCAGTGCCGGCGCGACGCGGGGTGAATAGCCATGTCGACCGATGACCTGGCGAAACAGCGCGCCCAGGGTGGTGGGGCCGTAACTGGCGGAGCGGCGCTGTCGGTAATGGCTGGGGTCCACCGCGCTGAAAGGTGCGGCGGTGGCGACGATCAGCAGGCGCATCGGAAACAGCACGGGAGTGCGCTGCATGATGACAAACTGGCCTTTTTCCACCAATCCCGACTCCTGATAGCCGACTCGCAGGCCGATCTTGCCGCTCAGGCTCGGCAACCCTTCCAGGCCCTCGATGTTCAGTGTCAGTTCGAGCCTGTCGGCTTTGATACCGGCGGCGTCGGTGTGGCTCCAGTGCATCAAGCGTTGATTGAGCAGCGCCGCATTGGCGCCGTAGAACTCGACGATCGGGGTGAATCCCTGTGCCATGCAGCCTCCTCAATCCCACGCTGAAACAGGTTGCGACACCGTCGGCCGCGCGGGCATCTCCGGCACCACCACCCACACGCCGGCCGGCAACACCGGGCCATGCTCGGCCAACTCGGGGTTCAAGCGCCAGAGGGTTTCTTCGGCTGCGTCGTCGCAGCGCCCCAACTCGCGGTAAAGCAACAGGTTGACCGAATCGCCGGCAATACTTCGCACTCTACGCATTGACGAATTCCTCCAATTCAAGGGTCCAGGCCACGACCATGGCGGTGCCGTCATCGATCACGTTGCTTTGGGTTTCCACCAACGAATTGATACGCCACAAGCCCCAGTTACGGCCAATGCCATCGACCAGGGGCAATGGCGCCCGCGCATCCTGCAACGCGCGCAATTCGTCCAGGCGCTGCATGCCCACGGCGTACATCGCCATGCCGCTGAACGAGAGCTTTTCCAGTTGCTGGCCGTTCTGCCGTGACTGCGGCTTGCTGGCAATGATTTCCAGGTTGCTCCAGCCGCCGTAACTGCTATGGATGAGCGAGGCGTAGGCGAAGCCACGGGACAGGCCAAAAATAAAATCGCCCAGTACCATCTGTTGTCGCATCAATCACCTCCTGTATCGGTCAGTGCCGCGTTGCGTCGAATGCCCAGGGAATCGGTGACCATGGGCATGCATTGAAACTGCAGGGCTTGCATCACCTGGTTGACGACCTGCTGGGCCTCGGCGGGGTTGACGCCAGTGATCTGGATACTCGGTGAGATCGTGACCTGGACGTTATCGGTGCGAGCACTATTGAGTTCCTTGCTCAGCGTATTCGGCGCGGGCAGGCGATCACTCGATCCGAACAGTTTGTCACCGATCCAACTGCCCGCTTCGCTGCCCAGCAAGCCGCCAATGGCGCCGCCGACCGCGGTGCCGACTCCGGGAAAAATCAAGGTGCCGATCGCCGCGCCAGCGGAAGCCCCGGCCCAGGCGCCACCGGCGGTGCTGAGACCGGCGCCGACAGCCTTCGCGTCGCCATTGCGCACGCCCTGCACCACGTCAATGGCGGTGTCGACATACTTCAGCGGCCCGAGACGGCGGGCGCCGGCGGACTCCAGCTTACTCATCACTCCGGTCAGCCCGGAGGCCGGTATTTTGGGCGCGTGAGTCACCCCAGGCACGGCTGAACGCTCGTGACTGGAGTTCTGCGTGTGCGGCTGGGTAGTTGCGCGCGCGTCGGCAGGCAGAGGCACGCCGCCACGTTCCAGGTTTTCAATCAGCCCAGGGGCTCTGGCTGGGAGCGATTGGCGCAGGTCGGCGTGGCTCGTTCGGCTATTGACCTGCGCGTCGCGCGGCTGCAGGCCCTGCACCGGGGCAACGGCATGGAAACCTGTGGACTGAGCCGGGAAAAACGGTTGCATCAGGCGCTCAGGCAAACCACGCAGCATCGACATCGCGCCGCGACCTTTCAGGGGTGCAAGCCTTGCGGCAGGCGACCGCGCCCCAGATGCCGGTTTCTTCTGAGGGCCCTGTTTCTTCGACGTGCTCTGCGCTTTGCGGTTTTTCTGGGACTTAGGCTTGGAGGTAGGCTTTTTCCCGGCGGACGGGGCTCTGCGACCAGGACGGCGGCTACTCACCGGGGCTTGGGTCGCGGTGGCGCAGCAGCATGGTTGGCTCTTTTTGAAGCCATCGCTTTTGAAGAGCTTGCCAAGCCCGCCAGGCAGTTTGCCCAGCGTCAGATCGAGCACGTTGCCTGTCACCCGGCTTTTGATCGTGTCTCCCATGCCCGAGAAAAAGCCGGTAATCACCGGTGAAAACATCGGCAGAACCACGGCCTCCGCGGTTTTGACAGTGGTGGCGGCGGCTGGCGACTCGCCGGCCCAGGCGTTGGCTTTGTCGGTCACAGCGGTCTTGGTTCGCAGCCACACGTCTTCCCAGAGTACCGGTGCGGGTTTAAGCGTCGTGGAGAGGCGCTCCTCACTCTTTGCCGACGACTCCCGCAGTTGCGCTATTGTTTTTTCCTTGACGGCCGGCGCAGCGAACGATTGTTGAAAAGCGGCAACGGGATCAAGGGCCTTTACGTCGAGCAGCGTCATAGACTCACGGACCAGATGCTGGTCTTTCGATGTACTCGACTTAACTTCAGTCGTTGCCTTTTGTTCGGTCCCCTTGCCGATTTTAGACGCCTCACTGTCCACCGCCTTAAGCTGCGACAAGGAGGTTTGCAGCGCGTCCACACTGTCACGCAGTAACCCCAGGGCCAGCGAAAGACCGTTGAGTTGCACGCCGGCGTTGGTCAGCGCCAGACTCATCGAAAACAACGGCGCCGCCTCTGCGTGACTTCCAGACGCCAGAGGGCCTGGGTTAACACTGTCGGCACCCTGCGCGCCGTCTGCGTGGCGAAATACACCCTGGCCATCCTTGACCACGGCATACGCGAGCGAATACTTGTCCTGCATCCCGCTTACTCCTGTTTAACGCCAAGGCGAGTGATCGCAATGTCGTAGCGGCGCAATGCTTTTCCGGCGTCCCAGTCGAGGATCTCCGCCTCGTTGACCGAGTAGATCAGCGGCACCACGTCGAGAATCACCTCGATGTCGCGTTCCGAAAGAAGTCCGCCGGTTGATTTAAAAAATCGTCGATCCGCTCCTGCAGCTCGGTCCAGTCGGGCACGGTCAACCCCGCCAGGTCAGGGATCATCAACCCTGTGCAATGGGCGGTAATAAACTCGGCGCGCTCTTTATTGGTGGCGAGCTTTTTCATCACCTTGGTGGCGCGCAGAGCCGGCATCTCCAGAGGCAGTTCGGTCAGGGTTCGGCCGGCTGCTTCCAGGGGCAATAGCAGTTGCACGGGCTGGTCGTAAGGCGGCGCCTCGTGGGCATTCAGGAAAAACGACGCCGGGCGTGTCGACATCTCGTGCACGTATTGAGCGATGCTTACGTAGTCCGGGCGTTTCAGCTGATCCAGCTCTTTTTCCGACAGGCCGGTGGCGAGTTTCGCCAGTTCAAAGAACTGGTCGTCCTCGTCGTCACCGGCCCGGGCCAGCGCATCTTTTTGCGCGGCGTAGTACAGCGGTTTGAGTTGCACCTGCTCGATCGTTGCACCGGTGTCGGCGGTGATCGGAGACAGCAGGTGATGCAGCGGTGGCATCCAGGCCATGAGGCAGTTCCTTGTTCAAACAAGGGGCGAGCGTGCTCGCCCCAAGGGGTTTAAGGCATCAGCACGGCGCGGCGGGCATCGCCCAGAATATCGACACCGTTGAGCACGAATTTCTGGGTGCGCACGTCGATATCAATCACCGGGATGCCATTCTCCAGTCGGGTGTAGGTGCGGCAGGACAACTCCAGCGTGGTCAGGGCTTTGTCGCCCATTTTCAGCTTCGCTTCATCCAGTGATTTGAGCTTGCCGCCGACGGTGTGGTAAGTGAAATACGTTTTGCCGTCCTGGTCCTGGCCGGCCTCACGCACGTTCAGCAGGATGTCGTCGCCCATGCGCACGCCCAGGGCCAGCATGATTTCCGGGCCGGCGCCTTGCAGCACCAACGTGGCGCCGAGCACCTTGCCGCTCTTGGCCATTTCCTCGGCAATAAAGCGGCCGCCGGACATGGATTCCATCTCAAACTCGATCTTCGGCGGGGTGAACTCTTCCACGGTCGCGGACAACGGCAGGCCTTGGAGGGTGGCCGCAATGGCCTGTCTGACTCGGTTGGTAAACATTAGAGAACGTCCTCCAGGAACTGCTCGATGATTTCATCGCGGGCGTTGAGTTGATAAATCATGTGTTCGTTTGGCGCGTAGCGGCCGTAGTCGATGACGATGAACCAGGTGCCGTTCTTGTACTTCTCGACGCTGTTCAACTCCGGGTGCAGGTACACGCTGCCGCCGGGAATGGTTTCGTCGACGACCAGGGTTTGCAGCCAATCGTTGATGCGCTTGACCTCCTGGTCCATGAAGGACTTGGTGAGGTTCTTGGCCATGGCTTTCTGGCCGGCCTTGACCAGCTTGCGGCTGATGGCATCTTCCAGGCCCACATAGCTGATGAACTTACCGGTGATGGAACGGTTACCCAGCAACGAAAAACCGCCAAGGATGGTGCGGGCGTAGTAGCTGACGCCATAGCGATTGAGCAGGTCGCCTTCGGTGGAGGTATCGAGGATGTTGTACTCGACGACGCGGGAAACGTCCTCGGCGAACGTCACCTGATTACCAGGGCTTTCCCACTGTTTGACCTTGGCAAGCGCAGCGATGGCCAGGGACGACGGCGACAGGAACACGTTTTTCTTCGCCGCCTTGGAGTACACCGACGGCATGTTGTGCACCAGCAGGCAACGGTCGAAACCGAGGTCGGCACCGCCCAGTTCGCCGCTGTAGGTGACCTGGTCGGCAACACTGGCATCTTTGCCATCGAGCACGACACGTGCCTTGATGCGCTTGCCGAACGCGGCGAACTCGCCGGCCACGGCCTTGGTGCCGGTGAAGCCTGGAGCGCCGATGATGGTCAAGTCTTCGGGGACGCTGCTCAGGGCGGCCAGGCCCAGTTTGCGGCCGGTCACCGGCTCGTTGCCGCCGATCACGTTGTTGAGGGTGTCAGCGGGCGTCGCGCCCTCCTCCACAATCACCACGTAGACCGGCACCTTTACGACTTTGAGAATCTGGTAGACGGCGTGGAACAGCGTGCCCGACTCGGCCCCGGTGGGGTCCAGCAGCGCCTGGGTGGTGAAGCTATTGATGCGAAACGGTGCGTTTTTCGGAATCGACGCATGGGCGTTCGGCGCGGTGCCGACCAGACCGATCACGTTGTCACCCAGGCCACCCATGGCCTCGGGGGATTCGGTGGCATTCACGGTGATGCCGTTGTGCTCGAAGTTAAGAACCTCAGCCATGGTTATTCAGCCTTCTTGGGGGTGGAGTTGAGGACGCTGGTCAGTTCCAGACGGCCGGCGGTGCGCAGGGCGGATGCTTCGACGTCCAACAGTTCGAGCTCCTCGCCGACGGTGGACCAATGGCCCTTGCCGGTGGGGAATGGGATGAGGACGGTGTAGGTTTGGCGGTCAGACATGAGTGGAATTCTCCGGGTGTAGAACGCCAAAGCCCCTGCGGGGAGGGGCTTTGGGGAGGCGAAAAAAAACCGCTTTCGCGGTGGTTATTTCAAAAAGGCGGGCTTTTCAGGCCATGCAACGATGAATGGATCTCCAACATTTTGCGGAACATCCCGCAAAGCCTTCCGGTAATTTGCAACTTGAATACGCTGTTCCTCATTAAGAGGGCTGTCCTGAACTTGGGTATGATCCGTTTCACGCAATAGTTGGTCTCGACGAACTCGAATACATGCCCACTCCAGGAGTTCCAAACCTGCCTGACTAGGGATACGCGACGGAACAGTATCTGCGGAAAATTCGCTCATTTAGAAAACCACCGTTGGAGAAAGAGAAAGTTTAGATTTTATATCACCCACATCAATCGAATGATAATGACCAATCTGCATAGTATCAATTCGCAAAGAAGTCACGTACACATTAGGAATCTTTATGCGACAGATCGCATTACCTGCAGTGTCCGCATAGATGGCTGGCTCAAACTTTCCAAAGCAAGACTGATTGATAACCGCTCTCTGAGGTGAGTAAACGTAACCTGCAAACGTTTCATCCAACACTAGTGAGCTACCGTAACTATAACCCCGAATATTCAGCCAAAACATCTGATCATCGGTATTAATGGAAAACGGAAGTTTGAAATGAGCGTAAACGCTCAATGACGACCCGAGATCGGTTGCAACCATTCCTCCAGTAGCGCCGACATCGTAAGGAGCGCCAGTCCCCCATATCAGTCCTTGAAACACACTCATCAGAAGTGTCCCCGGCTCACCAATGGTACCAACGACATCTTTTAGCGCTCGAAACTTATCAAACTCTGCACGCGCCTCATCCATTCTCGCGTCGATAGCATCAATTTTCCCATTCACAGCATTTGTCAGGTTATTTGAAGCCTGAACCAAGTTTGCTATTTGCGTTTCCGTACTCAAAATAGTAGCTCCTTTACTTACCATTTTTAGGCCTCAATGCACCCTGATCGAGTGACAAATCGCGAGACCCGACATATTATCTAATACTTAAACTATGCCTTGCCTAACTTTCCGACACGAAATAGCAAACTTAGGTGCCGAGCCATATTGTCAATGTTAGCAGTAGCGATCACTGCCAACTCATTAGCAATAAGAACGTTCAAGCTCTCAGTACCCACCACAATCGTCACGCTATCCCCCGGCAACGGCGAAACATCCAGCGTAAACTTCTGCAGTACCCGAGCCGCCGCCGCTTTATACGTCAGCAACTTTCCGGCGACGGAATACACCGCCAACAACGTCCCACTGGCGAGATAAAAACCAAACTCGCCAATTTCATATTCACCGTCGCCATCAAACAGCGCGGCTATCCTGAGTTGGTGGTTGCCCAGGTCTTCATAATCCACGATGGCGACCCGCTGGCGTTCGTCGCGCAAGGCCACTTCGCTGCCGTCCGGGTTGTAGCGCCCGGTGCCGGCGCCAATGTGGGTTATTTCACCTTTCAAACCCTGGTTCTTTGCCTGCAGCACTTCATCCAATCCCTTGGAGGTGAAGCGCACCAGGCGCGTAATGTCATCTGTCATGGCTGCGCCCTGAGGTCGTAGTCGTTAATGGTGTAGTGCCGGGCGACGCCTGCACTGTTTAGCCCAGCAACCAGCGCCAATTCAGGCAGTGCGCCGCTGAGCGAGAACTCCCCGTCGCTTAAGGGGGCCTCGAGGACTTGCGCAAACGCAAGCTGACCTGCGGTTTCATGCACGATGGTGATCGTCGCCTGATCCCGCTCGCTCTTGGCAGCGTTGATACGCCGGATCAACCGGTTATGGTCGCCACTGGACCAGCTGCGCCCAATAATGGCCTGCACGTCGAACGTATAGGGCACACCCAAAGGCCGCTGCTGGTACCAAGCGCTGATGTTGGGAGTAAAACCCAGTGACTCCACCGCATGGCTCAACGCCTTGGGTGTGCCCGCCTGACGCTGAATCTGCCAGGACAGGCCCACGGTCAGGCGCTTTTCTGTTTCGGTAGCGTGTGCATCCCATTCGCTGACACCGCGGTCGGCCGCCAGGTAGGGAAGAAACTCGACGGGCGTCAGCAGCGGGTTCATTAAGGCGGGAAACGGCGGTATAACGCGGTCGAGCAATGTGCCGAAGCCTACGTCCAACGCCTTCTCCAACGGTGAGCTATTGGCCGGCAACAGGCTCGCGGTGATGTCACTCATAGCGTGCGTACCTCCACCTCGACACCGGTGCAGTAAGGGGCCTGGAAGGCCGTGGTGACGATAGGCTCCAGGGGTTCGAGAATCTGCAATTGCGCCGCGCCGGCGCTGTGAATGGCGTAGTCGATCCAGCTGGGGTCGACGCGTCCTTCAAGGCGATGGCAGGATTCCGCATAGGTTTGCAGCAGACGTTGCGCCGCGACCTGGGTCAAGCCGGAGTCCGGACCGGCGTTGATCCTGGCCACTACGCGGATCTTGTAGGGAAGAATCTGCGCACTCTGCACGCTGACCAGGTCGGTTTCCGGCCGCACATCCGGCCGTGCGAAATGTCGTCGTACACCGTCAAGCAAATCGGCGGATGCAGTGCCATCACCCTCTCGGGACAGCACGGTGACCATCACTTCGCCTGGGGCGGTGCGTCGTCCATTGCCGTCCTTGACCTGGGCTGCATAGCCGTCAGGATCAAAGGTGTAGCTGACCGTGACCAGCCCTGGTGTAGCGCTTTGTACCTTCACCGACGGCCGCTCGCCCAGGGTGAAGACCTCGCGGCGGTACTGCATCCGCGAACCCGCCGCCGGCGCATGGGGCGCCAGGTAATAGCGCAGGCGGGCATCGTCGTCACTTTCCAGGGTCGGCGGCACGGGCGGGAATGCCGCCGGGTCGCCGGGGTCGAGCACCTGGCGCTCCAGCCCCATGTCGGCCAGGCGTGCATCCAGGTTGCTGCCGTTGGCCCACCAGGCCAGCATCTGCTTGATGCGGGCGTTGTATTTGCGTTCATGGGTTTGCAGGCGCACGCAGAACGCTTCCAGGGCCAGGGTCAGCAGTTCGCTTTCATTGTCCAGGCTGACCTTGAGCTTGGCCGCGCTCTGCGGCGCACGGCTGGCAACGTAGTCGATGACGAACGCTTTGAACTCCGCCAGCAAGGGTTCGAACGCATCCACGGCGATAAGGGCCGGCTCCGCCAGTTGGTTCTGGCCTGGGATCAACATACTCATGTCACGACCTCGAAGGTTTGTTGACGGTTTTTCCAGGTGCCGGCAAAGCGCAGCAACAGGCCGGCGCCTTGCCGCGTGGCGACGATGACGTCGGGTTGAAAGTCGGCGATGCCGTTCTGGGTGTTGTAGAACGCCTGTGCCGCGTGGCTCTGGGCGAGGATCAGCAGGTCGTCGCCCAAGTTCCGGCCGAGCAACTGCGGGATCAGCGAGCCGTACAACGGACGTTTCTGGCGACTGCCCACGGGGGTAGTCAGCGCTCGGGTGGCACGCTGCACAAACTGCAGCCAGTCATCGACGGCTGCCCCGGTATTCCTATCGATTCCGATCATGGCAAATCCTTATGCGCTGCTGATCACGCGGCCCTGGTGATCCACCACCGGGCCGCTTAAATGCACGCCGCCGGCATCCACTCGCAGGCCGGCAGCGCCGAGTTGCAGAGTGATGCTGTCGGCCATCATCACCAGGTTGGCGGCGCCGACGTTTACGATCACTTGTTCACGAGAGCCTGTGACGGTGGTGGGACCATTACGCCAATTGAATACGTGACTGGCGTCGTCATATTCGCTTTGAGTACCGTCCTGATGCTGGCGACGGGTCAAGGTTGCAAGGCTGGAGACCGGTGGAAACAGACTACTGTTCAGGCCGAACAGGGCTACGGACTGTGCGCCGCCTTCCCCGCTGCCATAGTTGAGCAGCAGGCACTGTTCGCCCACTGAAGGGATGCGGGTTTCCGTCTGCGCACCGGCACTGGGATTGAAAAAACGAATGGCCGGGGTGAGCAGATCGCCGTGGCTGACCTTGCAGGTATGACTGGGGGCGTCGACTTGCTGGCATGTGCCGATGCGGCAGAAGCTGTCGGCGCGGCGGTACAGGTCCTCGAGCTGGGTTTCCATTTCCGCCAGCCGTTCGATGATCGGCCCCAGCTGCATGCGTAGCAGTGCTTCGAACATGGACTACTCCTGCAGTGGGCGGTATTGATCGGGGTCGTCGATATTCGAGACTTCCCAGATGCGGGCAACCAGCGGTATGCCCGTGGGATCGTCGAGCAACGACGGGCCGAGGTAGAGGTTTTGGGTAAAGGAAACCGTCCAGGTGTCGTAGTCCGTTTCGCTACTGACGGATATCGAGGGCGCTGCAACGATGGACATGGGCAGGTCGCAATGCTCGGGCGGCAAGCCCCAGCGGTTGTCCAGGGCCAGGTCCATCAGTTGACTGGCCAGGTCACAGGTATCGAAAGGCGCCGAAGCGTTGGTGATGGTGGCCGTGAGCGAGACCAGCAAGGCATGTGCCTTGCGACCTTCAAGGGTGCGAGTGCCGGAGCCGTTGCGCTCCACGTTGATCAGGATGCCGCTTGTATCCGCAGCGCCCGCGAAGTCCCGGTGATTGCCCACCCTCAAGTGCGGAAACACCGACTTCAATACCGCTGCGATCGCGGCAGGCAACTGGGAAGGTTTTTCGATAAGTGTCATGTCGTTGCTTCCTTGCAGCGATTACTGCTGATCCGGGCGTGAAGTCGGCGTCTCGTTGACCCCAATACGTTTGGCCGCCCAACGCTCGTAAAGACCAATGGCCACGTCGGCCCCCGCCATAGCGGTGAGGCATCCGATGGCGCCGGCGGTCCAGATCGACATTCCGGCGGCGTAACACAGCATCAGGGCTGAAACCCCACAGACCATGCACGCTCCGGACCTCAAGGCCAGACGTCGAATCAACGACCAGCCGCGGGCACCCTCTTTGTCGGCGCGCCACATTTCGCCGGACACTCCGCCGATCAGGGCCAGTGCGATCACCAGCCAGATAGGCATTTCCGCTAACGCTTGCTGCTCGTTTGTCATGTCACGCCTCCTGGCTGAGCAATGCCGGCTGAACGCCGGTTTTCCGGGTAAATCCATTTATAGGTAGGCATTCCAAAAAGCCCGGTCGCCCGGGCTTTTCAGTAATGCTGTCCTCGAACGTTCGGCGCTACTGGCGCGGTACGGTTCTTTCCTCAATGTTTTTCCGACCACGATCCCTGTCTGCCGGATAACTGCTTCTGGTGCTTTACGCTGCACACCCGGGTCAGTTGCCAACCCTCTGAACCGTTAAGGCCGGTTCATCGCTGCCTGTTCTTGTAAAGCAGTGCCACTAAAGAGCGTCGGCATCCTTGCCGGTGTTGCCTGGCCTCCCTGCCATCGCTCGGATGGCGTCCTTGCCAGTGTTACGTGCCTTCCTTGTCTTCCTTGGCAGCATCCTTGCCGCCTCCACCAGGCCTTGTCGGCTGGCTTGAGACACAGAATATGCATGTATGCATATACAGTCAATGCGTAAATGCATTTATTTTTGCTCAGCATATGCTCCAATGCATTTTTGCGTAGACGTTCAAGGGGTTGCCAGCTTTTTGCAGGCGAAAAAAAACCCGCAGCTTGGCGGGTTTTGTCCTATTGAACTGGGTTAACGAGCGTACATGCCCCACCAGAACACATGGCCGAGGATACTGATCTGCTCGTCCTGGATGTCCTGGAAGCTATAGTCCTCGTCCGGATGTTCGTCACGATTGAAACTGCGCAGACGAATGCCGGAAGGCAGGCGGTAGAGCTGCTTCACACGCAACTGACCATTGTGATTGATGGCATATAAGTCACCATCAACGATGTCGCCAATGCCGCTCTTACCGGCATTCACCCCGACAGTCGCGCCATCGCGCAGCACCGGCAACATACTGTTGCCTCGCACCGTCACGCACTTGGCCTGGTCGAACTGCACGCCATTGTGCCGCAGGCTGCGCTTTCCAAAGCGCAGGCTGGCCTTCTCGCTTTCCTCGATGACGAATCTTCCTGATCCAGCAGCCAATTCAACCTCGCGCAGAAAGGGGATCGACACCTCATCGTCATTGATAGGGGTGTCGTCGTCCCACAGGCTTATGTCCTTGAGTTCCGAGTGCATCGGGTCGCGCCCTTCGTCCCGCGCCGCGCCCACCGACATGCGCCCGCGCAGTTGGTCGGTGCTCACGCCGAAGTATTCGGCAATGCGGGAGATATGCTTGTCCGACGGATCGACGATCTTGCCGCTGAGGATCCGGGACAGCGTGGATTGAGGCACGCCGGTGCGCCGGTGAAGCTCCGTGGGGGAGATCCTGTCGCGGTCCAGCAGCTCTCTTAGTACGATAGAAACGTTGCGTTTTTGCATAACCGGGATAGTGAACGGAGTTTTTAACGTTGGCAAATGCTATTTTGCATATTTTATGCATAAAGGGCAGATAACCCGTGGCGCCGAGTTTGTGTTTTACCCGGCTTTTTGCGAACTGCGAAGGGCCGACCTCGCGTGTTAACCTTGCGCCCATCGCAAAAAATGCTGGGCCAAGCGCCCCCTTTGCCCCATCACTTTCAACGAATTTGCCTACTACCCA